CTGTTAGTTACTGTAGTAGCAAAGTCAGGGTCATCACCCAAGGCTGCAGCAAGTTCGTTAAGAGTATCAAGTGTACCCGGTGCTGAGTCTACAAGGTTAGATACTTGTGTGTCTACATAACCCTTAGTAGCTGCATCATTTGTATTGGTAGGTGAGGTAAGATTAGTTATCGTAGCAGTTGTTCCAGCATTCATATTCAGTGTGCCATCAATGGTCACGTTGTTGAATGTAGATGTACCTGCAGACGTTACGTTACCTGTGAGATCACCAGTGACATTGCCCGTTACTGCACCTGTTACGTTACCCGTTACATTACCTGTCAGGTTACCTGTTACATCAGCTGTAACACCACCAGAGGCAGTTACTGTAGTGAATGCACCAGTAGATGCAGAGCTTGCACCAATAGTGGTTCCGTCAATAGCACCGCCATCAATATTCACTGTAGCTAGTGTAGCTTGACCAGAAGTAGACAGTGTAGTAAAGCTACCAGCGGCAGTACCTACAGCACCAATTACAGTACCGTCAATGTTACCACCATTGATGTCTACAGTATTAAGTGTAGCTTGTCCTGTGGACTGCAGTGTAGTGAACTTACCAGTAGTGTGGCTAGTAGCACCAATAGTAGTACCATCAATAGTACCACCGTTAATGTCTGCAGTAGTCGCAGTCAGGCTTGTGTTAGCGTCAATAGTAGTGAATGTACCAGCGGCAGGTGTAGCTGCACCAATGACTGAGTTATCAATAGTACCAGAGTTGATGTCACCAGATGTAATAACTGTTGTACCTGTAGCAGAAAGATCAACTGCACCAAGATCAGAGAAGGTAGAAGTACCAGTAGATGTAACATCACCAGTCAAGTCACCAGTAACATTACCTGTAATGTCACCTGTAATATCTGCAACAAGTCCTCCAGGTGCAGTAAGAACACCAGTTACGGTTAGGGTACCAGCTATTGTAGCATTCTCGTGTACAGCGAGTGTATCAATATAGCCTACACCGTCAATATACAAGTCTTTAAACTCAGCACCAGAAGCACCAAGGTCTACATCGTCATCAGTCACGGGTACAATAGCACCATCCTGAATGCGTAGCTGTTCTACTGCAGAGCCACCTACTTCACTATACACGGAAATACGGTTGTTCGTTGTATCTACAACTACTTTATTCTTTGCATCTGGATCTGCAATAAGAGGTACGTATGCACCCTCTGTAGAGCTACCGTCATGCTTGTGACCTGTAGCCAAAGCAAACGCATCACGTATGGCGTTATACTCTGCATTTACTGGTGCCGCCCTAATTATTGCACTAGCGATAATATCAGCTGCTGATTGTCTGCTATAACCTGCCATTTTATAACCTGTCTCCTACTCCAAATGTCACAACAAGACCTTGGATACTGTGTGATGCATTTGTATCATTAGTTACATATTTTAAAGATACTGACTTCCCAGAGCCAGATACGTTAGTCCTTACTACAGGTGCTGGGTTACCATCGAAAATAGCTGTACTATCATACAAAGCTTCATTGTAGTATGCTGCCGCACCCTCAGTTAATAATGAAAAGTTTGTTGGACTTAGTGTTTCAAACGCTTCGTAGTCGTACAAAACAGACATAGCTATTTCATTATCTCCCTCTGAACGTAAGTACGTAGCTATCGTGTGTATTACTTTACGTTGCTCAGGGTCTTGCATGTGTATGAACGGAGTCTGATATAAACTAAATATTTCAGCATTATCAAAGTTAGAACCTTGTTCTTGTCTGTGTACTTTACCTGTGCTGCTACCGTGTATTACAAACTCGAACTGCCCTATGTAACCACTATCTGCACAAGTAGCTTCAATACCTAAAATCTGTCCGAACTCAAACGCATTTCCTTGAGGTGTTGAACGGATACCGCCTATTAAACCTGTAGAACCTCCAACTGAGAAAAACACTCTAAACTGAGACTTCTCACGAATAACAACAGATGATAGAGCATCTAAGTCTTCTTCTAGTACTACCTCCGTAAAGATAGACTGAATGTTACGAGAGATAGATTCTAAATTAACATCACCAATTTTGTTAGTGCCTGATATAGGACGATAACCGTCTTGTGATAAGAAGAATACATCACCGCCTATCTCAATAATACTATCTGTAGCCAAGCATCCAAGATCGTCTGTAACATTCTCAAGAACAAAGTTAGCAATGTTATTACCTGTAAGCTTCTTGATATTGTTTATACCAAAGATATACAAAGCATCACGAAATGATTTAGTGGCTACTACGGGGTAACCTACGTTAATAACACCTGCGCCATCAGCAGCGGCAAAATTAGTTTCAGAGTAAGGCGCACTAAAGTACAAATTAGTATTTTCAGAGGAGTCCCCTGATAAGAACAAATGGTTCTGGAAGATAGAAGCGTACTTAGGAGCACTAGGTGCATCTGCGTGTGTAATTTGGGTGTAAGTTGTACCATCATAAGTGGCAGCTGGATTGATACCATCCGTCAGGACTACTTTAGAACTACCCCAGTTAAAACGCCTAAAGCGAACTTTAGATACACCTGTCATTGTGGGCGTACCCGAGGTAGTCACCGCTACCCAAGCTGATGTAGAGTTGTCCCAATAGTGTAGGTAGTCATTTCCACTGGAGGGTTTACGACAGGCTAAGATACCATCGTTTACGCCATTAGCAACACAAACACCTAGAATACTACCAGTGCCTGTGACTGTACCGTAGTCATTACTAAAGCCGCTAATACGCCTGTAACCGCCTGTAACAGCAGGTTCATAGTTAATTAACGAGATAGCTGAACCGGGTGTGGTTTCACCCTGCGATAGCACATCACGGCTGGTGTTTAGTCCACCTTGGCAAAAGACTTTAAAAGAGGCTAGGTTATCAGCCATCAGGCACCACCACCAAACGCAGAGTTAAAGCCCCTTGACACAGCTGTGGATCTAATTTCTATTGCGTCATCCATAAGTACACGGCGCATAGACTTTATACCGTCATCAAAGTTATTCTGGTGAATAGACGCACTCTGCTCGTTACTACGGAAACGCATCATAAACATCATAGCACCGTCAATAAGAACATGTTTAAATCGGTCTGGGATGATACACACATCATTATACACTGCCATGTCATCAGGGTAAGACCAGTACACGTACTCAATCTCGTAGGCTGCGTCCGGTACAGGTGTAACTCCGAAGGCAGGCCCGTAAGTTTGATACACAACAGAAGGAGATGCATCCCCGTTAACTGTGTCACCCGTGTCGTCTATGCTTCTATAGTTTTGAATGTAGTCCTCATAGGTAATTACCTTTAGGTTACGAGGTGCGTTACTCTTAGAGGATAGTTGTTTAATATAAAAGGTGTTCCAGTCAGTGCTTGAGTAGTCAGAAGGGAAGTTGTAGAGACGTGTACCTGCCGTTAGTGTTTGGGTATACGTTGTTTTTAGGAAGGGCCACTCCTGACCATCCTGTAGAATAAGTCTAACGCTACTATTGACTGCATCTTTAGCTAGAGCCTGAACATTACGTACCGTATCAAAGCCGTCACCCGCAACGTCAAGTGTTACCTCGTTCATACGTCTTAGTAATTCATTAACTAGAGATACATAAGTAGCCATAGAGTTATCCTACCGTTAAGGTTGCTGAAGGGCCAGCCTCCTAGAAGACCAGCCCAACAGATTACTGTATTGGTTAGGCCAAGTTGTACTTAGCTGTTACCAAAGCTTCTGGACGCAGAATCTTGCGGCCGTAGAGATGCATACCACGGACAATGTCAGCGAATGAATCTGGGTCACGGTAGGTTTCAGTCTTGTTGATTTGCTCAGCAGTTGCTACAGCAGAATCGTGACCAGCTACGATAGCACCGAAGTTGGTAGACTGTGCGGCTGTGCCTGTTGTCGATGCACCTGTGCCAATTTGAGGCAGGTTGTTAGATACATAAACACGGAAGCCATTCCAGTTGTTGAGGACGAGACCATTACGCAACCCGTTAGAGTCACCGAAGTCAGCGTTCAACAGACGGGAATCTTCATCCATCAGGATTTCCATCATCACTGGGTCAATGATAACCCAACGACCAGCCTTGTCAACACTGTTTTGATCGAGAAGACGACCCATACGTGCAATCAACATAGTAGGGGATACGTATGCAGTTGGCAAAGCAGTCGCACCTGGCAGACGAGCAGCAACTGGAATAGAGTCGCCAGCTACACCTGCAGTTGTGATGTTGCCGAAGTCTGGGCGGGAAAGCTTATTAGCTGCAAGCAGTTCGTCAGAACCAGCAGCTGTGTCAGCTTTAGTGCCGTTGACTTGATCGTTTACTGTGTCAGCAGCAGTGTGCAAAGCAGACTGTTTGTAACCTGACAAGTAACCCAATACTTCTTGGTCATGCTGGTCAGCCAAGCGGTAAGCCGCACGGTTGGTTGCAAGATCCATGAAGTTTACATGGGAGTGAGCCTCCTCGATATCGTCCATCTTGAAAGCAAAATAGTTAGCTTTATCAACGACTAAGGAGAAGTCAGCGTCTGTGAGATCTTGTGCAGCAATGGTTGTACCACGTGCATAAGCAGATACGCTTACCTCTGGCTCTTTAATAATCTTAACAGTGTCCCCTTGGTTTGCAATCTCTCCAAAATAATCAGAGTTGGTTACGTCACCGACGACTGTTGACTTGCGGAATGCAAGCTGTACTTTTTTAGAGTAGATAACGGAACTGAAGTTACCGTTAGGGAGGTTGGTATAACCTCCAGCTGATGCGAATGCCATTGTAATTCTCCTAGAATGTTTGGCTTATGATAAGAAGTGAATGCGAGTATAAGGCAAACACCTCAACTCAGAGAAACTAAACAAGACGAAGAGGCTGAGATATTTTCTAGGGTGCGTTTGGCTTCAGGTTGGCCAACCATTAGCTAACGGGCCTATACTTACTCAGGTGGTTCTTGGTTGAATGTTATAGTTTTTAGGTTTGGGAAAGTTTTATAGTTAAGAGGTAGTCCGCTAAGAGGCTCTTGAACTATACGTACTTAGTTATATGCAGGCAAAAGTGTTTGTCAACACCTATCGTGCATTACCGCTAAGATCATATACGAATTTCCCTGTTCGCATGGCCTTAGCAATTTCTTGTTCACGGGCTTCAAACTCAGTGGCAGACATGTTGGAAACGTCTGACTCTCTGATAGTAGCTCCGCCTTCTGTGGGATCAACCTTAGTCCTCGAACCCTTACCAATAGTTTTAGCTGCTGCTTTAGTGCTAGCTTTCTTAGCTTGAGGGGTGTGGCCTGTATCAATCTTGTACAAGTCAATAACCCTTACGACTGAGTCTGGGTCATCCATGTTCTCGTATAAAGCGTCTCGTACCCACTTAGGCTGGTTGTCTGCCCAAGAGTGGAACTCGTCAGACTCTCTTAGCTTACTAAAGTCAGGGTGAACCTCACTGATTCGTGCCTCTGCTGTCTTACGTTCCGCTTCGTACTGAATCTCGTCTAGTTGAGACAGCCTATCCTCAGCCTTCTTAAACATCTCTTGAGCTTTTCGAGAAGCAATGGTTTCTACAATACCCGCTACGTCTGGGTACTCTTTAGCCCATCTCTCGATGTCTTCCTCTGATTTAGGAGGTGCAATAGTCTGTCGGCTATCCTTAGCACTCAGCTTGTCCTCCCACTCTTTTTCCTTCTGCTGCATATGTCTACGCAGGTCACCATAACGTTTCTTAAAAGACTTCTCCTCAGCACTTAAACTTGAGTCGTCTTCTTGTGCTTCATCTTCAACGATGGTTTCTTCTTGTTGGGGACTACTCTCGGCTTGTACTTCGGTTGCCTCAAGTCCCTCGCCATCGGATTCCTCTTCGACGGTTTCACCTCTGGCCTCCGCTTCTAGTTTGGCAATAGCGTTTTCTTCTTCCTCGATACGCTTGCGTTTACGGTCATAGTTTGACCCCCTGTCAACAAAGCCTGCTGTTTTAGGGGATTGCATTGCTAGTAGTTCAGGCATTATATCTTCCTTGTGTTGGGGTCAGCAGGATGCTGAGTAGCCTTATTGTTTATTTGGAATGACTAAGCTTCTTTATCGTGCGCCTAGACCTGCACGTCTTACTGGTTGTTCCATGGGTTCTTGGGGGGCTGTGGGCTGAGTATCAGTTTGTCCAGGAGTTT